TACCGTGGTCGGTCGCATGGATGCGACGACGGCGATCACGTTCGAGATCCCGGGCGACCCGATCCCGCAGCCGCGGGCCCGGTTCGCGAACGGCCGCGCCTACACGCCAGACCGTCGAGGGCTGAAGACGTACAAGGCCGCGATCGCGCTCTCGTGCATGGCGGCGGCCCGTCGGGCCGGCTGGGACGTGACCGCCGGCCCGCACGAGATCGGCGTCGAGGCGATCTTCACCCGCCCGCCGTCGCACCTGACCGCCGACGGCCGATCCCTGCGGAAGACGGCGGCCCCGTTCCCGGGCCAGGGCTGCGGGGACCTCGACAACCTGGAGAAAGCGATCTGGGACTCGATCACCACCGGCGGCGGGGTCTGGCGTGACGACTCGCAGATCGTCGCGTCTTCGGCGTCGAAGCGGTACGCGTCCCCCGGGGCCACCGGCCGGCTCCGCGTCACGATCCGGAGGCCGCCCCCGTGAAGCGGAAGCCGCCGAAGCCGCGCGAGCGGATGCTGACGGTCGCCCAGGAGCGGATCGTCCGGCGGGCGATCGCTAATGGGGCCACGCGGGCCGAGGCCGCGCAGGCGGCCGGCGTCCCCGAGAAACGGGTCTACCGTGCTCTCCATGCCGAGCTCGCCGATCTGCCCCCGGGCCAGCGTGGCCCTCGGCCTGGCGTCGAGTACCCGCCCCAGCCCGAGTTCGTCGACATCCCGATCGAGGAGATCTACCGACGCGCCGCCGAGCTGCGGGCCGAGCGGTGGAGCGAGGACGAGGCCGCGGGCCGGTGGAACCCGAGATTCGTCCCGCAGTCGGACTCGTAGGCTTGTGCCATGGCTACCGTATCCGCCACGCCCGGCACGCTGAACGTCGTCGTCAAACGCGGCGAGGCCGTGTCGCAGCTCCTGGACTTCTCGATCGCCCTGACCGGCTACACGTTCTCGGCCGAGATCGTGTCGGCGGTGACCTACGCCCAGGTATCCGCCCTGGCCGTGACGGCGGTGAACCTGGCGACCGGGCAGGTGAACGTCGGGATCTCGGCCGCGAACGCGGCGAACGTGCCGGCCGGAACGTACCTCTGGCGGCTCGTCTGGACGCCGCCGGCCGGTGACGCCCGGACCGCCCTCGAGGGGATCTGGGAGGTGAGTCGCTGATGGGCATCGACGTTACCGTGACCGACCAGAACGTCCAGGTCTCGACGAGCGGCCAGACCGTGAACGCGAGCGTCTCGGGCGGCGTCGGGCCCGCGGGCCCCACCGGGGCGACCGGGCCGCAGGGGCCGACAGGCCCAGCCGGGGCGACGGGCCCCGCAGGGGCGACCGGGCCGGCAGGCCCGACCGGTGCGGCAGGCCCGACCGGTGCGGCAGGCCCGCAGGGGCCAGCCGGGGCGACCGGGCCGCAGGGACCTACCGGGCCGGCAGGCACGACGACCTGGTCCGGCATCACGAACAAGCCCGCGACGTTCGCGCCCTCGGCCCACGCAACCTCTCACCAAAGCGGCGGAGCGGACGCCCTGTCCGGGGTTGCCCAGACCCAGATCGTTTCGACTCTCGGCGGCAACCACCTTGGCGACGACATCGACTACCTCTTCGTCCAGCTCGGGGACCACGCCCACGGCAACATCACGAACGACGGCCTGATCGGCGATAACACGAACTCCGGGAGATTCGTCACCACCGACGACGGCGGTACGCTCACCACGTCCAGCGCGTCGACGGCGCGGACGCTGCTTCAGCTCGGCGGCGCGGCGACGCTGAACGTCGGCACCGCGGCCGGCACGGTGGCGGCGGGCAACGACGCGCGGCTCTCCGACGCGCGGACGCCGACCGCCCACACCCACGCCGCAGCCGACATCACCAGCGGAACGCTCGCCGAGGCCCGCCTCCCGAACCTTGTGATCATCCACCCGTTCCTACTCGCCGGGGTGTGAAATGCCAGCCGCCTACAAAGTCCTCGGGCAGTCGAGCCCGTCCGCCGCAACTGCTGCCACGCTCTACACGGTCCCGTCCGCTACGTCCGCGATCGTCTCGACGCTGTCCGTGTGCAATCAGGGCTCTTCATCCGCCACGTTCCGCGTCGCCGTGCGGCCGGCCGGGGCCACGCTTGCGGCAGTTCACTACCTGGTCTTCGACTCGACTCTGACCGCGAACGACTCCGCGTTCCTCACGCTCGGGGTCACGCTTTCGGCGACCGATGTCGTGACCGTACAGGCGTCGTCTGCTTCGCTGTCCTTCTCGCTGTTCGGGTCGGAACTAACGTGACCGTCTCCAACGCCGCAACCATCCGCCGCGTCTCGACGCTTCGGCTCGCGCCGATTCACCCGGAGGCGGCCGACTGGTCGACTCGCGTCGCGGCCCAGGGCGCGAGCGTGTCGACCACTACGCTCGCGAACGTGAGCCGTCTGTGCTACGCGATCGACGCCGCGGGGATTCGCGATCGGTTCCTGCGCCTGAATGTTTTCAGCGGAACGGGACTAAACGCCGCGATTACTCCGCTGTTCCGCGGGCGAAGCCTGACGGGTCCGCAGTTCGGCGGGACTGTGGATAACAACGCGGGCGGCGCGAGTGCGTTCGTGTCGGGGGACTATGTCGAGTCCGTTGGTCTGACTGCCGAGAACGCCGCGACGAAGCACCTGGACACCGGGTTCTCGCCTTCGCTCATAACTGCCGCGCAGTTTGAAACGATGCATTTTTCTGCGTGGCATGGGCCAATAGCGGCAACCAACTTAGATCCGTTTCTGCTTGGCTCTTTCAACGCCACGACGGACAGGTTTGGGATACAGATATCCCTGAGGACTACCGTTCCGGGGATCGACACAGGACGAGCGGGGAAAGCGAATACCGTCCTTGGTACGCCAGGCATACAGGGAGCCAGGCCGGCGACGTTTCTTCTGAACCAGCGAACCTCGACCGTTTCGCAAGAGCTCTACAGAAATGGAGTTCTCGAAAACACAAGCACGGCGGCAACCACAGGAATCGCCGGCAACGCTTTGTCCATGTATGTGTTCGCAATGAATAGCTCGGGGGTTAGGACGGGCGACCCTGGGCCCAGTCGTACGCTTCGGCAGTACTCGATCGGTCTCGCGATGACTGCCGCGCAGGTCGCCGCGTTTTATTCCGCTATGCTCGCGTTCAACACCTCTATGGGGCGAACGTCGTGACGCTGGACCAGCTTCCGCTCCCGCTCGCTTACGAAGACTCGCGGACCCTCGCGCTGGTCTACCCGTACGAGATAGCGCTCGCTCTGTATCAACTGCAAACGGAACACGGCGACCCGCGGCACGTTCACCACGGCGTCCAGCTCACCGACGGCCGCTATTGCCTATGCGGCGACATCCTCAGTGAGGTCGGGTCTGGCGGGCTCCTCGAGGGGCTCTTCGCCCACGTCACGCCCGAGATCATGTCGGCGGTAGACGTGATCCCGTGGGCGGACGCTGTGGCGCTGCTGCCGCCCGCGGCCGAGGCGACCCTCTGATGCCTGCCCGCGTCGAGCGATGGTCGCCGCCGCGAATGAAGCGGACCACGATCACGAAGGAGACCGCCCACTACCGGACCGCGGACTGGCGGGCCCGCCGCCTGCGGATCCTGACGCGCGACGCGTTCGTCTGCCGGGCCTGCTCCCGCGTGGCCTATGCGAAGGCCGCCCACGTCGACCACATCACGCCGCTCGAGGAGGGCGGCACCGACGACGACGCGAACCTCCAGGTCCTGTGCCACGCGTGCCACGGCAGGAAGACACGCGAGGAGCAGCGGCGGCGGGGGCGACTGTGATTCACATCGTGACCGGCCATATCTGCTCAGGGAAGACGACGTTCGTCCGACGGCACGCGAGACGCGGGGACGTGGTCATCGATATGGACCTCATCGCCCATGCCATGACGACCGACGACATCGCGGACCACGACTACCCCGACCACGTCGGCGAGATCGCCAGGGCCGCTCGGTGGCACGCGATCGACGCCGCGGTCCGTCTTCACTCCTCGGGGACGTTCGACGTGTGGATCGTCCACGCGTATCCCGAGGCACGCGACTACGTCACCTATCGACGCATGTCGGCCACATGGCACGAGATCGAGGCGGAGCAGGGCACGCTGCGCGATCGGGCCGCACGCGAGCGACCGGAGCGGTTCCGTCGCGTGCTGGAAGAGCGGCTCGCGGACGGGGTGGGGTCGGCCGCCGGCCTGCCACTTTGTCCATGACCGCTTGCCCCCTCGGCGCGTATTTCTGAACGGTTTTTTCGCAACGGAGCCGACTACCATGGGCCGCCGCGGCCGCCACCCCGACCCCAACTCCGCCCGCAGCCGAGCTGCGGTCGCCCGTGCGGCCCAGATCGGAGCGATCGGCTCCGCGCCCCCGGCCGCCGGCTCCGCCCCGGCACCGCGCGCGGTGAAGGCCCCTGCATCGGTCACGGCCAGGCCCGCGGCCGCCCGGTTCTGGAAGGCCCACGCGGCCGACCTCGAGGCCGACGGCCGCCTGACCGCGGACAGGGCCGAGACGTTCGGCCTCCTCGCTCACCTGTTCGCCGACGCCGAGCAGCTCGCCGAGCAGGTCGCCGCCGAGGGCTGGATCACCGCGACCGACAAGGGCCAGGCCCCCTCGCCGGTCGCCCGGCTCCTGCGTGACTCGCGGCGGGATTACGTCATGCTCGCCCGGGAGTTCGGCCTGACGGCGGCCGCCGCCGGCCGGATCCCCCAGGACATCACGCATGCCGAAGCGCCCGTCGAAGACCCCGAAGCCGCGACCCTCGCGAAGCTCCGCGTCCGCGGCTGACCCGAAGAAGCGGCCCGAGTACGTCGCCGGCTACCAGTGGGATGCCGAGGCCGCCGAGGCCCCGGTCGAGTTCATCGAGACCCTGTGCCGTCACCCCGACGAACGCGGCGGCGACCCGCAGCGGATCGAGCTGATCGACTGGCAGAAGGAGCGGGTCCTCCGGCCCCTGTTCGGCTGGCGGCGTGCAGACGGCCGATTGAGATTCAGAAGGGCCGGCATCTTCGTCCCGAAGAAGAACCGCAAGAGCTCGCTCATGTCGCAGCTCGCCCAGTACATGGCGACCTGCCACGCCCCAGCCCAGGACGTGTTCCTCGCGGCGAACGATCGCCTCCAGGCCCGGACCATGTATCGAATGGTCCGCCAATCGGTCGAGGCCTCGCCCACGCTGTCGAAGCTCCTCGAGGTGATCGACTCGCGGTCGATCATTCGGAACCGGGAGACCGGGAAGGAGATTCGCTGCCTGTCGTCCGACTCGTGGCGGAACGAAGGCCTGAACGGCTCCGTGATCCTGGACGAGATCCATAGCTTCCGCTCGCCGGACCTGGTCGACGCGTTGATCTACGCCACGCGCGGCACGGCGAACGGCCTCGTGATCTCGATCTCGACGGCGGGCTCCGATCGGAACGGCATCGGCTGGCGATGGTGGCAGGACTGCGAGCTCGTGATCGCGGACCCGAAGGTGAACCCGACGTTCTATGGCCTGATCTACGCCGCGGCCGAGACCGACGACTACGCCGACCCGGCCGTCTGGCGGAAGGCGAACCCGTCGATGGGGGTCGCGTTCCCCGAGGACGAGTTCGCGGCCGACTACCAGGACGCGAAGACCGACCCGCGAAAGATGTCGAAGTTCCTCAGGTATTCCTTGAACGTCTGGCAGGCCGCCGATGCCCGATTTTTCCAGGGCGACGACTGGGCAAGGTGCGGCTCGGCCCCGCTCGCCCCGCTCGAAGGCCGGCCCTGCTGGGTCGGCGTCGACCTGGCGAGCAATCTCGACATGACCGCGGCCGCGTTCGTGTTCAAGGAATCGGACGGCTCCTATTCCGTCGTCTGGCGGTACTGGGTCCCGAGCGAGACCGTGGCCGACCGCGTCCGGGAAGGCATCCCCTATGACGCGTGGATCCGCGACGGATGGGTGACCGTGACCGACGGCCACCGGCTCGATCACGAGGCCGTGGCTCGGGACATCATCGCGTTCGGCGAGTCCCACGAGATCAAGGCCGTGGGATGCGACCCGTGGCAGGCCGGGGCCCTGGAGACTCTCCTCCAGCGCGAGGGCATCACCACGAAGGACATCCCGCAGCGGACGGCCTACCTCAACTCGTCATGCAAGCTCCTCGAGGCCCTGGTCGTCGAGGGCCGGCTTCGCACGGGCGGGAACCCGGTCGCGACGTGGAACGCGAACCATGTCTGCGTCTACACGGATCCCACGGGGATGATCAAACCCGACAAGGCGAAGTCGAACGAGAAGATCGACGGCATCGCGGCGCTCGTGAACGCGCTCGCTCTCGCGTCCACCGACGAGGACACCGGCGAGGCCGCGAACCTCGACGACTGGAAGATCCGACTCCTGTAGCCGAGATTCTGCCGGGGGCCGCCGGGGGAAACTGGCGGGCATGCCCAGCCCCAAGAAACGCCCGGCCACCCCCGAAGGCCGTGGCAGCCGACGCCGGACCCCGGCGAAGGCCGCCGCGGCCCCGCGCGTGATCTCGATCCGACGGACCACGCTCCCGGTGCCGGGGACGTGGGGCGACATCCTGCCGTCTGTCGTGGGCCCCGAGACCGCGGTCCGCGTGTCGGCGATCTTCGGGGTCGTGCGGTGGATCGCCCAGGCCGTCGGCATTTGCCCGATGCAGATTATGCAGGAGCGGCCCGACGGCCGCCGCGAGAAGGCGGACCTCCCCTGCGCCTACACGCTGCGGAAGCGGCCGAACAACTGGCAGTCGGCCTGGGACTTCTATGTCTTGCAGGCCTACTGGACCGCCCTCCACGGCAACGGCTACGCCCGCGTGGTCTCGGGCGATCGCGGCTGGATGACCCAACTGATCCCCCTCCACCCGTCCCGAGTGAAGGTCGAACAGTCGGCCGTCGACTACTCGCTCACCTACAAGTTCTGGACCGAGAAAGGCCAGTGGGAGCCGATCCCCGGGCCCGTGCTCCATTGGCGATGGATCTCCGACAACGGCATCGTCGGCCACGCCCCCGCCGAGATGAACGCGACGAGTATCAACCTCGCGCGGCAGCTCGACACCGCGGCGACCGCGTTCTGGAGCAACTCCGCCCGGCCCGACATGGTCCTCGAGACGGACGAGAAGGTCCCCGATGCGGCGGTCGACGCCCTGCGGGACATGCTGCACCAGGCCTACGGCGGGGCCGAGAACCGCGGGAAGGCCGCGGTCCTGCCGAAGAAAACGAGGCTGAAGCCGATCGAGTCGAACAGCATGGAGGCGTCGCAGTTCCAGGAGCTGCGGGACGCGATCCTCCCTGACGTATGCCGTCACTGGGGCGTGCCCTCCACGCTCCTGGGTGACGCGAAGATGAACAAATACTCGACGGTCGAGCAGGAGCACCTCTCCGCCCAGGTCTGGTGCCTCCTCCCGTGGGCCCGCCGCATGGAGTCGCCGATCGACATGGCGCTCCAGCCGGTCTACGGCGAGAACGTCTACGCGAAGCTCGACACCCGCGGGATCCTGCGGGCCGACACCGCGGGCCGGGCGGCCCTGTATCAGTCGCTGTGGAACATGGGGGCGATAACGCCCAACGAGATCCGCGACCGCGAGGACTTCGACCTCCTCGACACGCCGGCGGCGAACCAGACGTTCGTCCAGCTCGGGTTCTCGACGCTCGACGCCGCGGCCGCCCAGGCCGGGGCGGCCGGAGGCGAGCCGCCCGCCGCCGTCACCGAGCCGGCCGGCGACACGCCGGACGACGAGGCCGACGACACCGGCGAGACGACCGACGACTCCCCGGGCGACGACGTGACCGAGGCCGGCGGCTTCCGCCTCGGGCAGCGCGTGTACTGGGCCGGCGGCGAAGGCGTCATCGAACACCTGATGGTCGACGG